GCCAGACAGCACCGAGATTGAAGCCGAGTTCTTTGATGCCCCATTTGACATCATCTACGATGGCAATCCTGTAACATTCACATTTGAGTTGGCTAACTATGACCTCTCGGAGCTTCCCGCTCTGTTTGGCGGAACATACGACCAAACCACAGACACTTACGAGGGTGCAGCAAATGCCTTTACAAGTGAACATGAGTGGCAGCTTGAGTTCCAGCGTGGTAACTTCGCTCTTGTTCTGTATCGCGGCTTGACCGTTGGTACTATCAAGAAAGACGAGGATGGTGCTTTGAACTACGCAGTAACCATTACTGCTTTGAACTGGACTGACACTAACAATGTCGAGCACATGTACAAGATTATCGGCACTCGCCCTGCTGCTCCTGCAGGTGGTGGCGATTAAAAAGAATATTCTTTTGTTTTCGTGAACGTGGGGGACACGGTGGGTTAGTCCCATTTGTGTTCCCTTTTAAGTTTCACAAGACAAGAGGTATTAACAAACAAAAGTTCACGAATATGGCAAAGAAGAAACAAGAAGAAACGGTTGATGACGTAATGAAAGACTTTTCACTTGAAGTCAAAAGAGACATCATAGACATTATCAATGATAGTCCGTCGTTGGTTTTGTTGGGCGACAAGGAATATGTAGTAAAGGATATGCGCTACTACTCATTGTACCGTATATGTCGCTTGGTGATGGATATGAAGAAAGCCGATGAAACGTTAGATACCGACCAAAAGGTTATAACAGCCTTATGTACCGACTTGGATGCAATGTGTGAGATAATGGCAATTGTATTGTGCAACCACAGGTTTACACCCAATGACATACATTCCTATGATGATGTAGATGATGTAATGTCAAGGAATGACAAGATGGTTGCCATGATGAAGGCAAAGGTAATGAATAGCACGTTTGACACAAACCAATGGGCTGCAATCATACTTGGTGCTATAAAGTCCATCGACTTGTCGGGTTTTTTTTTACTCAAAAAATCGGTGAGTACGCTTACGGATTCACTTCTGACGAGGAAGAAGAAATCGGAGGAGACAGCATCACAGTTTATGGAAGCACTGTCATTGCGGATGCCTCAGACTTCCTTAGAGCATTCACCCAATACCGATTAGACGACTATCTGTATAGACTAAGCATCGCACAGATTCAGTTTATGGCGGTTGATAACACTCACACAAAATACCTCAAGGGAGCAGACAAGAAGGCATGGAACAACTACTCTGAAGCCTTAAAGACGCAAAAGAAGCTCGAAAACTTTGTAGATGGGTTGTTTGTAAGCAACAAGATTCCACAACTCAAAGAAGGCGAAGAGTTTGAAATTCCTGTTAGAAAAAACAATAATAAAAAGAAATAATAATTTAAACTATATATAGATATGTCACAACAAAACCCAACAATTATAGTAGGTCATCTTGACGATTCCGAACTAACAAAGTCTATTGACAAGTTGGTTAATGAGGTTGCCAACAAGACAACCACAATGGCAGGTCATTTTACAACCGCAATTGGTAAAATGCAAGATGCCATGAAAGACTTTGCAGTCACTCAAAAAGTTAGTGTTGACTTAATGAAAGAGGCTTGGCGTGACATGTCTAAGTCTTTTGATGCAATGGTTGCTGCACAATCTGGCGCAACTGGTGGTGGTAAAGGTAGTGGTAAGGCACATGCACCTAATACTATTGGAGCACTTGAACAAGAAATTGCTGAAATAAAGCAAGAGCGCAAAGAATTAGAACTTAACTCTGATGAATTAAGAACACAAAATGCCCTTCTTGAAAGACGCAAGAACTTGTATAAAGAACAAACTACAAGTCCTGCTACAAAGCGTGTTGACAATGCAATGTCTATGTCAACAAACAAGTTAGATGAAGCGCAAAGGAAACTTCGACTGCTTGAAATATTACAACGTAGATATGCAGGGACAACAGAACTAAGCGTTGCACAACAAAACCGCCTTGCAAGGGCTATACAAAAAACAAAGGAACAAATAGACAAGTTAAAGCCCAAATCATTAAATGATGTTTTGGGTATGGATGCTAATAGTATTGACCAAATTGCCGCCAAATTGCGGGCATTAAAAATGGTTCGGATAGACCCAAACAATGCAGCAGAAGTAAAGCGTGTTGGTGATGCTTATGCGGAACTAAAGCGCAAGCAAGCGCAACTTATGGGTCAAAACATACAATTAACACATTCCAACAACTATCTTGCACAATCCTTTGGATATATTCGCAATCGTATTGTGTATGCGCTTACTTTGGGTGCTCTGACAAACTTTGTAAAGCAACTATATGAGGTTCGTGGTCAGTACGAATTGCTGGAACGTAGCCTTGGGGTGCTTGTAGGTTCTTTTGAAAAGGGTACACAAATATTTAATGAGTTAAACGAGATGGCTATCAAGTCCCCATTTACACTCATTGAACTTGGTACTGCCGCCAAACAACTTACAGCTTATAACTTTGCAGCCAATGAGGTTGTAGACACCACACGTCGCCTTGCTGATATTTCTGCTGCACTTGGTGTTCCAATGGAACGTCTTACATACAACCTTGGTCAGATTAAGGCACAAGGAGTTTTAAATGCTCGTGATGCCCGTGACTTTGCCAATGCAGGTTTGGCTATTGTTCCAATGCTTGCAAAGATGTACACGGAACAAAAGATATTTGGTGATGAAATGGTTACTACCGCACAGGTGTATGATATGATGTCTAAGAAAATGGTTACTTATAGTGACGTTTTAAAGGTGTTGTATCGTGTTACTGATGAAGGTGGTAAATTCTTTGATTTCCAAGCAAAGCAAGCCGACACGTTAAGGGTGCAAATGGCAAACCTTACTTTGGCTTACAATAATATGCTAAATGAAATAGGTTCAGAAAACCAAGGTATTCTTTCTGGAATGGTAGGTGGATTAAAAACTTTGTTAAAGAATTGGAGGGAAATTTCTCGTGCCATTTTAACCTTGGTAACAACATTGGGTACTTATAAAGCTGTTGCCGCTATTGTTTCAGCACTCAATTCAAGGATGTTTGTAGGAAGCGTTCTTGTTGGAATAAGAAACTATATTAGAGGTATTAAAAATGCCACTGGTGCAATGGCAACCTTTAATGCAGTTACAAGAGCAAATCCTATAGCATTCCTAATATCAGCACTTATGGCTGCAATAAGTTATTTTGTATGGTTTAAAAATTCCGTAGAAGATGCGTCCGAGGAAGTAGAAATGTTTGGCGAAAGTGCTACAAAAACTCTTAAAAAGGTTGATACTCTTAAAAAGATTCTTGATGGCACTAACACCATAAGTTCAACCTACAAAAAAACGTTATCAGAACTTAGTGCAATAACACATGAATATGGAATTGAACTTGATGCAGAAAAAGCAAAAAGAGATGAAATAAATAGAGCTACAGAACAAACAATACAACTCATTAAAGAAGAAGCCTCAGAAAGGGAACGTGCAAATCAAATAGAAAGTGCAAGAGAAACTTACGAACAAGAACTTGAAAATGCAAGAAAAGATTTGCAAAAAGGCTTATCTGGAGCGAAATGGATAAGTGGGGAAATAGATGGCGAATACCTTTCGCAAATAAAAGAAAACTCTGAAGCTGTAACATCTATAATTAATGATGTTGTAACATCAAACATAAATTTGGTTCTTAATAAAGAAGGTAAAGAACTCGCGAAAGGTATAGACCAGATATATGACATTATAGATTCAAGGCTTGAAAAGGTTGGTATAACTGGTGGCAAGATAAGTCGAATAATGACAGGTATGTTTAGTGGAACTTCTGAAGCAAAAAGTTTCATAATGACAATAGCTGATGCCAACAGTAAACTTGAAAGAAGACTAAATATAATAGACAAGAACAAGCAAGCTGCTGATGAAGCAACCCAAGCAACAATGACATTTACCCAAAAAGTAGATGCCAACGCAAGGGCGTTGCGAAACAATACTGATGATGCTGTTTCTCTTTACAATCGCGTGTATGACATTGTTAAACTTGCCAAAGAAAATCATGTCATTAACTTCGACCTTAAACTTTCTTCCGATAAGCCTCCTAAGTGGATGCTTGACAAATCATTGCCAGAACTACGACAATTAGCTGAGAGATTTACTGCTATTGCGCAAAGTGGTGGTCATGCTGAGGGGTATGACAGAGAAAGCACTTATGAAAGAGGTCTTATGTATGCTTCGGCTGCAAGACTAAGGCAGGAAGAAGAAGAAAGAAACGCAAGAAAAAAAGACCATAAAACAAGGACAAAGCAAAGTGACGAAATTGCAAAGGCAATAAAGAACGAAATTTCCCTTGTTAAACAGTTGCAAAGTGCCTATGACACACTAACAAAGAAGGGTGATTCTCATGCCAATGCTATAGCAAAGGTTCAAGACTTGTATGGTAAGACAATAAACTTATTAAACAAAGATATGGATAAGTTTGGTTTACCAAGACTTGACCTATCTATTATCAAAGGAAATAATCATAATGAGGTTCTTGCATTCTTTGAAAAGTTGCGTGATGTACTTGAAAGTAAAGGGCTTAGTAACCTTGAAAGAATGGAGGCGGTTGAGGGTGTTGTAAAAGAGTTTAGGTTAAAGGCTGACACCTACAACCTTGACATGATTACCAAGGGCTTGAACAACGAGCTTGGCAAGTTGAAGGATGAGTATGAGTTAGCTGTTGAGTTGGATGCAAATCCTGAACTTGGTGGAATGTTCCTTGATATGTTCGGTATCGACCAATCAAGTTTTTCACACAACATAGATGACTATATGTTTAAGGTTCAAAGCGCGTTTGAAAAGGCACGCAAAGAACTTGGCTATGGTGTTACAATAGACGTATTTAAAGCAAATGACGAAGAATGGAAGAAATGGGGCGAATGGGTAGGTCTTAGTGGCGAGGCTCTTGATAATTTCAAGGCAAGATTCGTTGGCGCACGAGATGTTGTAAAGAAGTGGGCGCAGGATGTTGTAAAGCAAACGCAAGACCTGCAATATAAACTCGCAGACAATAACGGAAAGATTGCCATTGAAGAAGAAAAACTCGCTAAACTGCGTGCCCGTCTTGCTAACGAGGTTAATGAAGAACAGAAACGCTTGCTTGAATTGCAGATTCAAGACCAACAAAATGCCATAAACAAACTTAAAGAAGAAATCCTGCAATTACTCCCTACATACCAAAGGGTATTTGGTGAGGTTGCAGAACATAGTGCTTGGATGACACGAAAGTTGGCAAAAGACTACAAAAACATGCTTGTAGAAGGCAAAAATAGAGGTCTTAACCCAGATAATACATATTCCGTAAGAGACCCAATAACAGGTCAAATTGCCCGTATCACAAAAGAAAGAATGGGTAAAGAGATTAAGAACGCCGACAAGGAACTCCAAAAGACGCAGAGCACTGTCAATAAAATAACAGAGGCTTTCAAAAAAGGAGAAGATGGCGTTGTCGATTGGGTTCATGGTGTAGAAGTTATTGGTGATGAACTTGAAAAGATGGGGCAACTTGTCGATGTTGTCGGTAATATTGCCGATGCTTTTAGCAACCCTAATGAATACAATGCAACAGCAGAAGCAATTCACGATATTGCTACATCAATGCAGGGTGTATCTACAGCCGCAAAGGGCATAGGACAGATTGCAAGCGGTGACTATATTGGTGGTGCTATAAGTGTTGCAAGTGGTCTTTTTAGTGCCATTAGTACATGGTTTGACAATGGAGACAAAGAGATTCTACAACAAATAAAAGAATCTGAGCTTGCCGTAAAGCGACTTGAACTTGCATACAAGAACCTTGAAGTTGCCATTGAAAATGCCTATGGTGCAAATGCGATTGGTGCAAAGCAAGCAGCCATTGCCAATAAAAAATTGCAACTTGCAGAACTTAATAGACAACTTGCACTTGAAAAGTCAAGGGATTCTAAGCATCGTGATGAAGAAAAAATTATCCAACTTGAAGGTCAGATTGTTGACCTGCAAAACGAAATAAAGCGTTCTGCACAAGAAATTGCTACAGAACTGCTTGGTATTTCAAGCGTAGGTAATGCTGCTCTGAGTTTTATGGAAGAATATATAAGTGCATTAAGAAAGGGTGAAGATGCGCAAGCTGCTTTTTCTGGAAGTTGGAAAGAAATGATAGCAAACATGATTAAGCAGCTTTGGGTCACAAAGGTTATCGGACCTCAATTAGAAGCACTTGTAGACGAAATGAACGAACGATTAAAAAAACGAGCTGGCAAACTTCCTGAAGAACTTGCAAAGGTTCAATCTTCAGTAAGTAATGCAAAGATGGCAGACGTCAACAACAACGACTCTCTTATCGATGCCCTTCGCGCATTAGGGTACTCTGAAGAGCAAATAGACCGTCTTGTCCACTATTTTGAAGACGGTACGATTGATGCGTTTCAGCAAGGCACAAACAGCAGACTTCGCAGGGAATATGAAAAGGCAATGAAAGAAGCAGAACAAAAAGAATCTGAACTTCAAAAAGAAATAACAACAGCCACAACGCCAACAATTGAAGATATGGATATGGTGGCACAAGGTGGTAAAGATTTGTTGCCACTTTTACAGGCTTCTAATGAGCAATTGAACGAATTATTGAAGAAATACGGACTTTACGACGACCAATCTAACAAAACATTGTCAGCATTACAACAGGGCATTCAGGGAATAACAGAGGATACAGCTGGTGCTCTGGAAGCATACATGAACGGAGTAAGCCAGCAAGTGTATTACCATAGTTCGCTTTTAGAGCAAATTAGAGATTCCGTAGTAGGACTTGACTTGGATGTCAGTTTGGGAGTTCAATCACAAATGCTCTTGCAACTCCAAAACAGTTATCAAACACAACAAGCGATACAACAGATACTGGAAGGCGTGCTCGTTCCAAGTGGCAGGGCGTTTGCTGTAGAGTTATTATCTTAAACAACTTTAAAAGATTTGGATATGTTTAGAATATTATATATCTTTGCAATAGGAATAGTCGGGTTTGGCCACCCGACGACAAGGGAGTTGTCAACTTCTCCCTTTCCTATTAACAAAGTTGACGTAACTAAAAAGTTGAACAATATGGCAAAAAAGAAAACATTAGACGAAGTAAAATTGTCTTTTCGTAAGGTGTGGGGGGATAGGTTTAACTATGACCTAATCACAGAAGAGAACTATGTAAACACAACAACCAAAGTTCCTGTAATATGCAAAGAACATGGATTGTTTGAAATTACGCCGTATCATCACGCAAACGGCGTTGGCTGTAGAAGTTGTCAATACAAGAAAATGCACGAAACACCACTTTACGTAAATAGAAAAAAGGTTATGGGCGTTGGACTATTTGATGCCAAATACACTTGCAACGCCAACGAATCTATTAAAAAAGCATCAAAACTGTGTCGAGGTATGCTTATGCGCTGCTACGACAACTCATTTTTAGATACTCACATTTCTTACAAAGGTTGTTCTGTCTGTGATGAGTGGCTTCGATTCTCAAACTTCAAAGAATGGTTTGACAAAAACTACGTCGAAGGATATGCTCTTGACAAAGACATTTTAGTAAAAGGGAATAAGACCTATTCGCCTGAAACGTGTTGTTTCGTGCCTCAAAGAATAAATTCTTTAATCGTAAATCACAAAAACGGGCGAGGAAAATACCCTATTGGAGTTAGGAAAGGTTGCGGGGCGAATAGTTACACTGCGTTATACACAAGAGATGGAAAATCCGTCGTTATTGGGACTTTCTATAGTGTCGAAGAAGCGTTTTACGCATATAAAAAAGAGAAAGAGTCTTACATCAAGGAAGTGGCAACACAATACTTCAACGAGGGTAAAATAACCGAAAAGGTGTATGATGCCTTAATGAAGTACGAGGTTGAAATTACCGACTAATTATTTGGAAGTAAAAAGAAAAGTTATTATCTTTGCAATATGGAAGATGAAATGTTGACATTCAAAAAAAATGCTCTGCTGGGTAAAATCTCGGCAGAACCTTTGTGTATTCAATACAAGCAGGCTTGGCGTGCATGTGGTAATGACAAGGAAATGCTTATCAAACTTGCTTTGAGCCAACAAAGTATTCCTTATTTGTCTCATGCGTGCTATGAGCATCTTGGTTTGACAAAAGAATATATACTTGAAAACTTTTCGGAATATATTAACGGAAACCGAGTGTTTAACAATGTTGAAGGTGTAAATGGTTACACCTATGAACTGTACGTTGCATTTGAACGTGATTTTAAGGTTGTAGCCGACGTTACAAGCCTTATGTGGTGCAGTAGCCCACAAATTCTTATAAGTGCCACCAAATGCCCCGTATTGTACATTTCCAATTCAAGTAATGTTCATATATCCTGTGAGGGTTACAATTTTCCTAAGATTTATCTATTTGACGACAGTGTTGTTACAATAGATGATGTTGATGAAACTTGCGACATTATCATCTACAAGTATTCCGACAAGGCAAAGGTTGAATTGGGTAAATTTTGCTTAAAAGAACCAAAGGTGTTTAACAAAGAACTAAGATTATAAGACTATGGCAAAGAAGATTACCAACAA